GTGACGCACAGGCGTTTACATGCCTGCCTGTATTCGATATTATATAGCCATGCTTGGGAGGCATGAAATGGCACATACAAAAAACTGGATTCGACGTGACAAACGACTGGCCATTTACTTGAGAGATGGCTTTGAATGTGTTTACTGTGGCGCCAAGGCTGAAAGCCCCGGCGTGATGCTGTCGCTCGATCATCTCATCTGTCGGTCAGCTGGCGGCGGAAATAACGCATCAAACCTCATCACCGCCTGCATGCAATGCAACTCAACCCGACGCGACACTGAGCTGGGCGAATGGCTTCAAATCGCCTGCGGTGATGATGCAGCCAAGACCGCTCGTTTCATCGTTGAGCATACAGCACTGGACTTGGCGCCCTACCGGAAAGAAGCGAAGGCGATCATCGCCAGACGGAAATCGTCCGTCAGCAAATAAATGAATGCAGCAAATGTGTTATAGACAAGAAACCTACTGGAGGTAGTGAAATGGAACATCTCGGAACTCAAATCAAGAGAGCACGCGAACAGAAATCAGTCGGGCTCTACACACTGGCGCGAGAGCTGAAGACATCACCACATACACTTAGGAAGCTGGAGAAGGATGGCTGGTGCCGCCATCCTGAGCTGCTTCAGGAAATCGCCACGTATCTCAATGCACAATTTGTCATCGTCATTCAGCCGGCGGCTTCAGATGCGATACAGTGAAGCCGACCAGCTGGCTGGTCTGGGCTGGGGTTTGTCTCCTGACAGTCCGGACTGGCTGGCTGGTTTTCTTCGCTGTCGGTCGATCATCTCGATCTCTCACCAACACCGACACATCAATCCCACGGACATCAAATGACAGAGAAGCGAGAGAACTGGGGCGCCCTGATGAAGAGGGAGCGAGAATCCATCGGCATGACCATTTATGAAGCCGCTCGACGGCTCAACATGGACTGGGTCAAACTCGACAAGATGGAACGCGGTCTTTATCGCGTCAGACCTGAAGTGCTGGTGATGGCACTGGCTGAGTATCAAGCCAGTATCTTCACCCGCGAACGGGCATACCGCTGGGCTAAACAACAAAACAAATAAAATGGACCCGGCACAGCTTTGGGAGGCATGCCGGGTCCATGGAGGTAGTCAAATGACAGAAATGACTAAAACGGAAAATAACTCGATCAACATTGATGTCGAGTTGTGGAAGGAATGGGAGCGCCAGCTGGCCATCAGAGAGATGCTGCTGTGCATGATCTGGTACTGCCTGGGACTATGTACCAGCCTGCTCATTGTGATGTTCTGGCTATGAACAAGATCGCAGTCATTGGCTGGGAATCTTGCCCGGTCGAATGGTGGGTTGACATTGCCGACCAGCTAACCGCCAGTGGTGAATCATGGTGCGAGTCCGCCTGCTTGATGGATCTCAGATTCTGGGAGGGTCAGGTGCGGCTTGGTCGTCGAAAGCGTGTTCCGTCAAGACGGCAACTAATGAAGCGATGGCACTGGGGAGACTGGCAAGTGCGAAAGCTGCTCAAGTCAGAATCATGGATGGATAATCACCACACCCAAAACCTACCCAATATTTCCCCAAACCTCTCCCAAAATGCTCCCAGTTTTCAAGTAAAAACACAGGAACAAACTGGGAGCGTCTCCCAAAATGCTCCCAAACAGCTCCCAAATAGCTCCCAAATAGCACCACACGGGCGTAATACACAGACACAGACACAGCCAAAAAACACAAAACAAGCATGCGAACCTGCTGGACTTGCTGGAATTAATCTTCTGGACATTTCAGGACATAGTCGCGATCGCATATGGCCGGAGCTAGTCACTGATTTAATTAGTGCCGGGTATTCGACGCTCGAAGAGGTCGCGGCAGCTGGTCGCCAGAATTTAGCCAGCGACTTGGGGCCAGCTGCCAGCAAGAAACGACTGGACAAATTGCAGCGGGTTTTAGATATGCATGGATTGACCAGCCAGCCAGCAAGTCAACCATCATCAGGGCTGAAGTCGTTCAATACGAACGACAGCCTCTCACTGGTCGAGCGGTATGCACTGCCGACCACAGCACCAACGGGTCCCGCACCATGGGATTCCGTTGACTACTCAGGAGACAGAAATGGCAAGTGAAGACGATATCCGCGATGTTTTCCTTTATCTGCGAAGCGCACGGGTTCACAAGGCACCGCATCCGGGCGACATCGATGTAGTCCGCGCCTATGCAGATGCCCTTCGCAATGTTCGTAGCGACGTTGTTTTGCAAGCTGGGCGGTCATGGGTTCAAGATCCTGACAGCGGACGATACTGGCCGACAGCCGCTGACCTGCTGCATCTGGCAATGGCTATCGAAGCACAAGAGCGGCACGAAGTCCGGGACATCGTTCGTGGCTGTGCCTGCTGTGGTGAGATCATCAGCGACGAAGGCCGGGTCATCGAGCACGGCAATGGTTTCCGCCACTTCATCCAGCACTGCCATCCGCTGAACCATGAGGGTGATGTCGACTTCGACGCCGAGCCGTATCGCATCGGATCCCGACTGGTGCTGTGTGACTGCACAAAGGGCAAACAAACTGCCGCAGCACACGAGCTGGAGATGAACCGCGAGATGCCAAAAGGTCAGATATCCAGTCGGCCAGCAGGCTGGCGCCCGACCCTGACACTGGAGAAGGCATGGCAGGTGTTCAGCCGACCCGATGCCCGCATCTATGTCACGGGGTCACATGCCCGGCTGATCGCTGAAGACAGGCGCCCAGCATCGCCCTTCTTCACACGCCCCAGTCCTGAAGAGACAATGAAGGACTGGACTGAAGCACGGCGCCAGCGAATGTCGATGTATGCAGCCATGCGTGGCAATGTCAGCGATGAGTCGAAGGCGTTCCTGCTCAAAGCCGGTATTGCAATGGGGGCAGATCAATGCTGATTCATCGAATCTTCGAACCGCGTTGGAATCGTGACCGCCAGCAGTGTGGCCGCGACCTTGGCTTCGGTCGCCAATGCACTGGGACCCTGTCAGTCCGTCGACAGCGACTGTCAGGCTGGCCAGCACATCAAGCCGATCCCCAGCTGGCCATTGTGATGCTGCCGACACTGGGCGATCGAGATGTCAGCATCGCAGATCCCAGCACCGGGCATCGCATCGGTCTGGGGATCTGCGATTCATGCAGCGTCAAGATCCCGATTCATCGAAGTGACTGTAAACACTTCCCAGCCAGCCAGCCATGCGATGACTTGTGGGGTGAACTGTGAGCAAGACGGTAGGCGAGCAACTGCTCTCCATGATTGACACTCAGACAAGCCCAGGCGATCCGCTGTGCCCGTTGACACAGACTGTCAGAGATCAGGCATATGAAATGGCTGTCGCCTTCGATGCTGGCCCTGAATTCATTGAATTCGAAAAAGCAGATTACGAATTGTATCGACTCCGCCTCCAGATTGAGAATCACGACTTGACTCTGGCAATGCGGTGCAGCCAGCCCGACGATGTGCAGGCAAGTCGAGCTGCATTGATGATGGAAATCAGGTCAGCCATAGTCAGGCTGGCGATGTGCCGTGAGCAGCTGCGGCATCGCATCGACAAAGGGGCAATCAAATGAGCGGACCGCCTGTTTTCTTCTGCTTCATCCCCGGGGAGCCAGTCGCAGCATCGCGGCCCCGTGTTACACGCTGGGGGACTTACAACACCAAGCGGTATCAGCGATATAAAGAGCAAGCCAGCCTGTTTCTCCAGTCTGCCAATCGCTCCGGATTGCCTATCGCGCATGCGATTGCCATCAGTGTCGAAGTCGTCATCCCACGTCCAAAGAAAAAACCGCGCACTGGGCTGCATGGTCTGTACTGGAAGAAAGACGAAGACTATCCAGCGCCCATCGGCGGCAAATGGGGCGACTTGGACAATTACATCAAATCGATTCTTGATGCCGCCCAAGATGCGCGGGTGATTGTTAACGATTCACAAGTGGTCGAGATTTCAGCCACGAAACACGCTGGCGATGAACCAGGGGTTCATGTCACTATCTGCATAGTGGATCCCGACGACTGAGGTCTGGCATGGCTGGAAAGGTGATTGATTTTCCAGACTCGCCAGCCAGTCAAAACAAAACCACAATACGGCGCCGGGTTGATTACAATCAGCTCGGTGTTTCATTTCCAGAACTGGACCCAGAAGGCGTCGACTGGTCTGCGGAGACTGTGGGACCGCTCACGACCGATTCGAGAGATGCCAGTGTCGACACACTGGGTGTATGCCCTGCGACTGCTGATTGCGATCCTGCTGGGTCTGACGATACAAAATCAGCACAATCCGCCTCGCGTGATAGCATTCGTGCTGATGGTTTATCTGGTGTTCTGGGCGGTGTTCGCCCCAATGCCGAACCAAAAGAGGTGAGCGATGGTATTCGACAAGAAATGGGCAATCAGATTGGCATGGATGATCGGCGGAATGTGCTGCGGTGTGCTGATCAGCACCAACGACGAAGAGCTGACAGCGATGATGGATCTGTGCCCAGAATGCGAATGTCTGGAAGCATCGACGGAAGAACCGGAGCAGCTGGAAGAAGTGGAAGAAGAGACACCAGCCAGCCAGCCGGACGAGCTGACGGAAGCACTGGAAGAAGTCGACAGCCAACCAGCGGACCTCGAGCAGGAATGACCGATCCAGCCACCATGTCAGGGCTACACTTCAGCAACACGCTGATGTGGTGGGACATGCCTGGTCATCCGATGGCATGTCCGCTGTGCGGTAAACCGCAGGTTTGGTGGTTGAATGTCGAGAGATTCAGGGTGCGAAGAACAGCACCTGACACCGAGCCGCCACCCGGCTGGGGATATGTTTCATGTGGATACTGTGCTGGCCTTTTGGTGCTGGTCTTGCGACCATGGCCGGGGCTGCCAAATCCGCCATACCTTCAGGAGCTGCAAGCAATGATGCTCAGACATTCATCCGTCCAGTATCGACTCGAAGATGATGTGAACTCAAGGGAGCCGCGATGGCGGTCCGCCATGGTTACAAAACAGCGACCCGGTGGTGCTCTTGATTTACAAGTCACACTTCATTCGACAGACCCAGAACACCGCGACTTGATGCTGAAGGCAGCTCGTGCGGTCCAGTTCCGGCTGGCTGATCTGGATGGCGCTGAACGGTGGCGGACTGCACTGGTCGCAGATGTCCCACACCCTGACGGCTCACTTGACTTGACTGTGCATTACTCTCAGGCCGATCAGCTGCTGTCCGGCCGCGCCTTTGAGCGAATCGCTGGTGTCATCGAAGGCGATGGGGTTGGCCAGTGGCGCCATTCATCTTTGTCTTTCACTGTCAGCATGCGAGTCGAGAAATCCCGACGTGGGACTGACATTGGCTGCTGGCTCCCGGTCGACTCATGAGAGAAGCACTGCCCATCACGCTGTTTGCACTGTGTTCTCAAATAGAAGAAAAACCCGATCCAGCCAGCCAGTTGGGCACCGTGGCGGACTTCGATGATTTGGAAGACCGCACCCAGCCGGACACTCTCGATGCAGAGGCGCCGATTTGTCCGGTCAGGCAAACCGTGACGACACCGAGCGGACCGCGAATCGACCCCGTCGACCCCTGGGGCATTCAGACGCTGACATTTCTCAGCGATCCACGTCGGCCTGGGTACATCTGCGAAGTGACCTGCCTGCTGTCGACGACACAGTGCTGGCTGTCATCTGCTGAAGACTGCCATGATTCACTGCCCATACCTTCCCAATTCCCAAAACGAAAGCGCGGTGAAAGCTCGAACCTCTATATCTGTGTCGCTGCTTCGTTGGCTTCACCGATTCCACTTCGAGAGACTGTGTTGGTTATCACTAGCAACGATCTGGACAACGCGATCAGTTATATGGTTAAGGGCGCCGACTAATTCACAACTGTGAGTAAACTTGTGAACAACTCAGGAGACAAACATGGAACCGACAAACCCTGCACAGTGGGTGCATATCGACGATGTGAAGGCATGGGAGAACAACCCGCGCAACAATGACCATGCAGTTGCGCACGTTGCAAAAAGCATCGAGCGATTTGGCTGGGGTGCTCCCATCATCGCTCGACGGTCAGATGGTGTCATTATCGCTGGGCATACACGGCACAAAGCCGCCAAAAGCCTTGGCATGGACAAAGTGCTGGTCCGCTACATGGATCTGGATCCAGCACAATCCGCAGCACTGGCACTGGCCGACAACAAACTGAATGAAATCGCTGACTGGAATGGTGACCAGCTGGCCGAAGTGCTTCAAGAGCTGGCTGATCAATCCTTCGATCTGTCAGGCCTTGGATGGAACAACGAAGAAATCGAAGCGATTCTTGTGAAGAATGACTTCGACATCTCAGTCAGTGAACCGACAGACACCGAAGTAAATGTCGACGACTTCCAGCTGGGCCACACCTGCCCCCGGTGCGGCTTCGAGTTTGATAATGAGTAATCCACACGCATGGCGGCTGTCTGACTTGTCACTGGTGCCATCAAATGGATTGACAGTAATGTCGACCTTTTGCTGTGGTGGCGGGTCTTCAATGGGCTACAAGCGAGCAGGGTACAAAGTGGTCGCAGCCTGTGACATCGATCCTGAGATGGCGTACCACTACAAGCTGAACATCAACCCGCCTTTGTTTTATCTGTGCCCTATTAAAGATTTGGTCAGCATGGACCTTCCAGATCATCTCTATGATTTAGACATTCTTGATGGCAGCCCGCCTTGCAGCTCTTTTTCTACAGCAGGTCTGAGGGAAAAAACATGGGGTAAAAAAAAGCATTTTCGAGAAGGTCAATCAGAACAAGTTCTTGATGATCTGTTTTTTGACTTTCTTGATCTTGTTGAAAAGTTGAAACCCAAAGCTGCTATTGCTGAAAATGTCAAAGGCATGATTTTAGGTAAGGCCAAAGGATACTGTCGACTCATTATGAAGCGATTTAGGGCAATTGGTTACAATGCACAGTTGTTTCTTTTAAATTCAGCAAATTGCGGAGTTCCCCAAGCTCGTGAACGAGTATTTTTTTGTGCATTGAGAAATGATCTACCATTTCAAAAGCTTGAGATAAAGCCATCATTTCAAATAGTGACAGCAGGTGAAGCTATTTGCGATTTGAATATGGAGCATAAAAAAAAGGAAACAGAACCAAGACGTATGGATCTCAAGTGGTGGCATCTAACAAAGCCGGGAGAAAACTACTCCGTCCCATATAAAAGAATCACAGGCAAAGATGGTATGTGGAGTCACCGAAAGTTCAAACAAAATGCTCCAGCATATACAATTATTGCAAGTGAAGGATTTACTCACTGGAATCAATGTAGGCGCTTCTCTTTTCTTGAAATCAAGAGATTTGGTAGCTTTCCAGATGACTACAAAGCCAAAACACCTGAAATCGGAAAATACATGGTTGGAATGTCAGTGCCTCCAAAAATGACTGAGTTTGTTGCTCGGAGCGTAGCAGAGCAGTGGTTGTCATTTGCCCAGTCAGGCAACACAAATCTTGACCAATCAGGAAAGTGAAATGGCACGAACACCAGAGATTACACCTGAGATGCTTCGGCTAGCATCTGAAGCCATGCGTCTGGGTATGACCAATGATCTGGCGTGCCAATATATCGGGATCGGCCGCACTACGTTTTATCGCTACCTAAGCAGGGGTAAAGCTGAGAAGGGCACTGTCTACCGCCAGTTCTGGGACGTGATATCGCGGGGTCGAGCACAGTGTGCTGCCATGCAGTTGGCACGCATCCAGCAGGCCGCACAAGATGACTGGAGAGCCAGTGCGTGGATCATGGAACGACGTTTCGGATATCATCGTCAGCTGGATGTTCGTGGCGAGTTTGCTCAGACCGAGTCGCTGAATCTGGGCGATGGAAATGACCTTGACCAGCTGATCGAGCGGATTGACGAGACATCGCTGATTCGAAACAAGCTGATCGCGACTGTCTACCATGAAGAAGAAGAGTAAAGACCAGCAGGCCAGCCAGTGCAACATGGACAGCAACGAAGCACGCTGGCGACTGTCTGAACATCTTCAGGATCTGGACCAGCTCGAGCGAATCGCCAATGCCTTTCCAATGGCATTCGCTCGACTGTGGCGCCCACACTGCACACGATGGAATCGAGACACAACAAGACCCAAAGGCTGCGGGATGGAGATGGTGCCAGCTCCAGATAGTCGGGGCGCCTTTGTCTGTGTGAATCCACAGTGTCAGATGCATGGTAAGCCTGAAGCCAGAACATCACAGCGAGACACCATTGCCGATCTAGTACAGACCCCTGGTCTTGTTGCTTACATGATTGGCGGTGCCAATAGAGCAGGCAAAAGCGAGTCGGCCATACAGCTGGCTATTGCTCTAGCTGCAGGGTCAGGTGAATGGTGGGTTCGTCGGTGGTGTGCACTGAATGACATCGACCCCGATTGCATACCAGAACACCCGGCCAGCAATGACAGGGCTGTGCTGATCTCTGCACTGACGTTCAATGACTCGCTTGAATATCACCGACCGAAGCTGGATCGATGGCTGCCAGCAGGGTCGAAGCGTAGGAAATGGAAGGCGCAAGATCAGGCCGAAGTAATCCTGCCGAATGGCGGTCGCATCGTTTTGAAGGCTGCGGCACAAGGGCGGGAAAAGTTTCAGGGCAATGCTCCTCGAGCAGCGATCCTTGATGAAGAGCACCCTGAAGATGTGTATGAAGAGATCAGCCGCGGTCTGGCTGAAACAGACGGCCCAGCCGTACTATCGATGACACCGCTCAAGGGGTTGACATGGACGTATCAGCGATTCGTTCATGAACCGCCACCGGGACACCTACACAGCCGAATCACTGGGCTCGACAATCCGCATGTGAAGAGCCGCAGCCTGCTGGCACGTTTCAGTCATCTCGAACCACACAAGCGCGATGCCCGATTGTATGGAAAGTTCGCCAGAGCAAGGGGTCTGATATACCCCAGCCTTGACCGTGCACTGCATGTCATCAATGACCTGCCTGACTTGACTGGCTGGGAAAAGTATCGAGCGATCGACTTTGGATTCAACTTCGCATGTCTTTGGGGCGCCTACAATCCAAACCGCGACCAGCTGGTCATATATCGCGAGCTCTTGACACAGGATGTGAAGTTGTCAGGCAATGCGAGACAGATCAAGCTGCTGTCAGGCGATGACCGATATTTATGGACGGTCGCTGACCCAGCAGACAGAGATGGCAGAATCACGCTGGCGCGGGATCATGACATCATCACAAGCCCAGCGAAAAAAGATGTCGAAGCTGGTATTGATGCAGTCGCCGAACGTCTGGCGGTAACATCTGGCGGATATGCTCGACTGGTGATCCATGCTGGATGTGTCGAGCTGCTTCGAGAACTCAATCTCTATCGGCGCCGACCTGATGGCACGATTCACAAACAGGCCGATCACCTTTCCGACTGTCTTCGCTATATGGTGTACTGGATGAAGACAGCCCCGAAATGGGTATAAAAAAACCCAGCCAGCCGGCCGGGTTTAGAAGCGAAACCGCTCAGCGGTTAGGCGGCATTCTCAAGTGCCGCCATGTAGCGACACAGCATGTCCCAGACATCTGAATACAGCGCATAGCCTGCAACTTTGAGAAAAAAGTCAGACGGGTTGTCAATAGTGACAGGGCCAAGATTGTCGAAGTATGCATGGGCATTGTCAGTGTGCAGCATCACGCATTGGCTTTTGTAAGTGTAGATGATCCATTCGTGATTGCCAGTGAGCTCCCAGCAGATCTCTTCAGCTCTATGCCAGTCTGACTCAGAAAATCCGTCATTGATTTGAGTTTCATGAATCACGCTGTGCATAAGGTCGACGACTTCAGCCCAGTATTGACGATGTGTGATGAATGCGCTCATGGTTAGTCTCCTGATTTACAAGTTGAACAGCGGTGATTCGCTGCAACTTGAAATCATTATATCGAATGCCTGAGAGATCGTAAACAACAAACATGCATAAAAAAACATGCACAAATATACATGTTTAATGTTTACAACAAAGATTAACTGGATACATATGAAGTGTGGCCAGCTATCGAGCTCGCCACAATCTCAGGAGACTTCAAATGCAATACACTGGAATCAATCACGGGCTGCTCTGGCAACATGCAATCGGCATGGCTCGCACAGCGATTCGCACAGGCACTCCAGTTCGCCACCTTGTCGTCAATCACCCCTTCTTCCTTGATACAGCCAATCACGCTGACATTGCTCGCATCACTGGCGGCGGTGACAGGGTTGACGAATATTTAATGAAGAATGACCGCGAAATGAGCGAAGCCAATCGCAACAAAATGGGCGCCCGTATTGGTTGGATGGACTATGTCAGCATGGCATTAGATCGCATTTACAAATAGCGAATCAGATCATTGTGCAAACACCCGGCTGACTGGCCGGGTTTTTTGTTGTTTTGGCTTCAGCCTTCTATGTTAGTCTTGACCAGCAAACTCTGCGGCGGTAATCGGCAACCAATGGCGAAAGATCAAAACAGCAGCATAGCGAAGCGGCTGGCCGATGGCTGGCGGTGGATTGTCCGTCAGTTGACAGTCGTCGAGCAGCCGGAGCAGATGACCTTCGGCTCTTTATGGGATCAGGAGTATCCGACCCCGTCACCGTATCCAGTCGTCAATAGCATGTCGGCGTTCGGTGGCTTTCCATGGGTGTATGCTGCCATCGAAGCGGTCGCGAATGATATCAGTGGACTGCCGATCAACATTCAGCGCACAGTCGGGACACGGTCAAGAGTCGTCGACAACCATCCCATGCAGCGACTGCTGAAGCGCCCATCGTCGCAAGTCGGTCCAACACTCTGGCGCCGCCAGATGATTGTCGACCTGCTGTTGTGCGGCAATTTCTATGGACTGGTGATCGGTCGCGGCGCTGCTGTCAGTTCCATCATGAGACTGCACCCAGAGCACGTCCAAATCATTCCCAGCGTGAATGGTGGTGTGCTGGCCTATCGCTTCACTGATGGAGAAGTGGAGACGGACTATAGCCCCGACGATGTCATCCACATCAGGCAGACCAGCTGGCGCGATGGCCCAGCCTCTTTGTATGGTCAAGGCGCCATCGAAGTGCTGAAGACAGAGCTGGCTGGTGAGTATGCAGCCAGCCAACGATGGAGAACCGAAGCTGGTCGCGGTCAGCCATCGATGACCATTTCGCCAAAAGGTGACATGCCAATCCCTGGCGATGTCATGCAGAAGCTGGTAAAGGCTGTTCAAAAGAACATCGAAGCCAGTGGCGTCGTGCCGATCAATGGTCCGGTCGATGTGAATCTGCTCCCGTTCAATGCAAAGGACATGGAGTTTTCAAGTGCTCGCGACTGGACCCGCTCAAGTGTGCTGGCTGTCGTCGGTGTTGCATATGTTCGACTGTTCTTACCATCAGCCAATTTCGCAACAGCCAAAGAGCAGAACCGTATTTACTGGCAAAACCTGCTCGGTCTAATCGCACTGGTCGAAGATGGGCTGACCCGGATCGCTCAGCGAATGGGCACGACATCCGACAGGGTTGTTCATGACACATCTGGTGTCGATGCCCTTCAGGAGAGCAGAACGGACCGCATGACACGGGCTGCAATGCTGGTCGAGACATTCGGACTCAGTCCGATGGATGCACTCAAGGTCGAAGGGTTCAATGAAATCGATCCATCAATGCTCCAGCCAGCCAGCCAGCCAAGTGATGTCGAGGCAGCACCAGTCGAAGCGATTGCAAGTGCCGAAGACCAGTTGCTGTCTGCACAGCGTGCCGAAATCTTGGTCGGCGCTGGTGTGCTGTCACCAAATGAAGCCCGTGACGAGCTGGGGTATACACCAATCCCCCAAGGCGATGAAGTCCGCCCAGCACTTCGAATTGTTCGCGCCTTCTCCGACTTGTCTGAAGAGGTTCAGGAAGGTCTGAAGAAGAAAGCTGAAGAGCACAACGAAGCAATGAAGAACCGCGCTGAATGGCGCCGAACGACCCCTTCGACACTTGGTGAAGTCTTCGAACGTGGTGTGGGTGCATACAACACAAACCCGGCATCGGTTCGACCCGGTGTCGGGTCTGCTGATCAGTGGGCATATGCTCGCGTCAACTCCTTCCTGTACGCCCTCCGGAATGACCGCTTCAGGTCTGGCAAGCACGACACCGATTTGCTGCCGGAGCAGCATCCTATGTCGACTCGCGGTGAGAAGTCATCCGACGAAAAGGCGGTGCCGCAGAAGTATGCTCACATCGACTTCATGCCGACAGCAGGCATGATCGACGAAGCGAAACGTGCTGTCGAATGGATCGAAGAAGGCGAAGCCGGTGATGGCATGGTCCAGTCGACAAAGCTGTGGGCTCGCAAGGTTGCCAATGGTGAAGAGGTCACACCGGAGAAAGCACGATTGATGCGAGCATGGTTGGCACGGCATGAGGTCGACAAAGAAGGTGAAGGATTCAATCCGGGCGAGCCGGGTTATCCCTCTGCTGGCCGCGTAGCATGGGCAGCGTGGTTCGGAGATCCCGGCCAGTCATGGTCAAATAAAGTTGTCAGGCAGATGGAAGCCGCCGACGAAGAAGAGAAGGCAGCGCCGCAATATGCCGCCAAAAGTGGAGACGACATGACACAGCGACTCGGTATTGTGCTGAAACGGATTCATAATGAAGACGAAGAAGAGATGATTCAAAGCCGATTCAAATTCATCGCTTCGACTGCTGATGTGGATCGCATGGGCGACATTGTTGAACAGTCATGGAATCTTGAATCCTTCCGCTCGAATCCCGTCATCCTCTGGAATCACGACAGCAGCAAGCCGCCGATCGCCAGGGCAACATCGGTCGACGTCGAAGACGGTCAACTGATGATTGAGATGGAATTTGACATGCAGGATCCTTTCGCTGCCGAAGTAGCTGGAAAACTGCAACGCGGATTCCTGTCAGCTGGCTCTGTTGGCTTTTTCCCTGGTGAGGTGAAGTATCGTGCGGATCTTCCCAAAGATGATCCCCGATACAAAGAAAACTCGCTGGGCATCGTGGCCAGCCAGAACGAACTTGTTGAATTTTCAATCACGCCAGTGCCAGCAAACAGTGCGGCACTTCTGGCAGCATCTGCTGACCAGACAACTGATGAGCAACTGCGGAACCTGCTGGCCGATCCAACGACACGGCGCCGCATTCATGCGATGATTGGAAACGCGAAAACATCTGCCAAGTCGGATTCACTGTCTTGGCTGCGTGATCAACCAACGGCGCCCGATTTGGGGCTGCCCTTTCTGAAGGAGTCCGAATAATGTTCGGAAATGAAAACAAAGGGCTGCAAGTGCCCGACCAAATCACCGAGAAAAGCCTGCGCGAGCATTTGAAAGAAGCCGCTGCTGTGCTGACCCGTACGGCTGGCGACACAACCGCCACCAGCCGCGCCGTTGATGACTTGTCTGGCAAGTTGCAGGGACTGCTGGAAGCCCAAGCGCGCCCAGCTGCTCGCAACGTCGAGAACACCAGCGACCGCGAGATGTTGCATCGGTACACCGATGAAACTGGTCGCCTGTATCTCAGCAGCACAAAACGGCGCCTTCAGTTCGCTGGCAAGTCCGCTGAGATTCATCAGCCCGGTCTGCTCGATGACAAAACCATCTGCACTGACTGGCAACATGACCTTCAGAAGGCAGTCGAGCGTCGAAGCTTGGTTCGCTTGGTTGCCAAGAACAACGCGACACCGCGGACCGATGCTGAGATTCTTCAGATTCTCCATCGCGCCCCAACTGGCATTCGTGGCCAGATTGAAAAAGCCATCACCGATACAGCTGGCTCCGGTGCTGAGTGGATTCCTGACGGAACCTTCCCAAGCATCTATGAAGAGTTTCAGACACCGAATGCTGTCGCTGCACTGTTCGGCACTATCGATATGCCAAATGCAACCATGCTCCAGCCCTCGCTGACGACTGGTGTCCGCCCATACAAGCGGAACGCTATCTCCAGCGACGACCCGACCAACTACACTGGAAGCACCCCAGTCACGTCAGAAACGACCATCACCGTCAGCAACTGGGCTGTGCGCGTGGTTTATGATGAGATGGATGCTGAAGATGCTGTTGTGGCCATGGAGCCCCTGGTGCGGCGCCTTGTCGTTGATGCCCTGAATGACGGGTACGAAGACACCATGATCAATGGTGACACCGCTGCCAGCCATCAAGACGACATCGCAAACTGGAACATCCGCAGCCGCTGGGGATCCAGTGGTCTTGGTGGTGCTGCTGATCACCGCCGAATCTTTCTGGGTCTGCGTGCTTTGGCTGCTGACCGCTCCCAGACTGTCGACATGGGATCTGCACAGACCGTCACCGGTTTGATGTCTGAACTGGTCGGCGGCATGGGTGAACGCGCTGCATCTCAACTGGCCATCATCGTCAGCCCAGAAGTGTTCTACCAGAAGTTGCTGGCCGACACGAATGTGCTGACCCTCGACAAACTGGGCAACGGCGCCACCTTGCTGACTGGCCAGCTGGCATCAGTGTTCGGTCATCCCATCATCGTCAGCCGCTACCTGTCTGCTGACCTTGCTGCGACTGGTCTTTACACTGGTTCCGGTGCTCTCTCCGGTGCCCTGGCTGTCGACCGCTCTGCATTCATGCACTATCAGCGCCGTGGTTCGCTGGTGGAGCTGGAGCGCGACATCAAGACAGGCGGAACACATGTCGTCGCCACCTTGCGTCGCTGTTTCAAGACCGTGTCTGGTGCGAATGAGGCAGTCGTCCGCTTCGGATACAACTGGCTGTCATAGTCATCATCCTGAACCGATAGACCAGCCAGCCAGCCAGTCTATCGGTTCGCAATCTTCTGGAGATTACAATGGGTATCAATCAACGGGTGATCACATCTGGAACTCTTAACGGTGCAGACTCTCCTGACGCTGCTCGTGTTGTCTGGCCGTATGCTGAGAAGGGTTATCTTGAGGCGGCATACATCGAAAATGCTTTGGCAGTCACTCCTGCAAGCGACACCGACAACATCACGGTATCAGCGACCATCAATGCAACGACCATCTTTAGCCGCCAGACCAATGTTGCTGGTGGTGCCTTGGCTCAGGGTGTTCATGCCCAGACGCTTGGTGCTTCCATGGTCGGTGACAAGCGCGAAGTAAGTAGCGGTGACACGATCAGCATCGATATTGCAAAAGCCGGCACAGGTCCATCATATGACCTGCGCGTGACTTTGGTTTTCAATCTGATCAACTGATGTGGAGGGTGTAAGTGGCTCTTACCAATGCCAGCAATGTCGCAGCCTTGTCCGGTGGTTCGATTCAGGCCACCGAGACAGGCATGTCAGATTTGATCTCACGGGCAGGGATCATCATTGCTCGCTATTGCGGATACCCTGCTGCGACGGTCAGCGGAAATCCGACAATGGAATCAGCCACTTACACCCACTATTCCGGCACTTCTCAAGTTGTGGTGAGAGACAGCCGCGAGCTGGTGCTGGAGCCCTATCCGGTGACTGCAATCACTTCGATTCATGACGACCCGGATGAAGAGTACACGGCGGCGGATCTTGTCGCTGGGTCTGACTATGTCCAGCGTGGTCTGCATGGTGAGGTCATCCGGCTGAAGGCGGATAGCCTGCATGGTGGATGGTCGCGCAGCAGCCACGCAATCAAAGTCATCTACACAGCCGGCTATTCGACAGTGCCCGATGATCTTGTTCATGCTGCGACTGAGTTTGTTCTGCATATGTTCAATCTCAGAAGTCGACGCGGAACATCCGCGACATCGAGCCCAGATGGGCTCAATATTACGTATCGGTCAGAACAAATTCCCGATCATGTGAAGCAAATGCTGGCACAGTATCGGCTGCCATCGGTGTATGTCCCATGAAGCCGCTCAGCCAGTTTCCGCTGGATCTGGGCTATGCTGCGGATCACTTCGAAGACCGTGTTTCTGACGCTGTGAAGCACACCATGGCGACAGCCGAACGGCTTGCCATCATGAATGTCAGCGGTCGAGTGCTGAAGCGTCGCAGCGGCAATCTGGCTCGGTCTATCCAGACACAAATCAAACGTAGTCGCGGAACTGTGACCGCGACTTTGTCTGCTGGCAATCGCAATGTCAGATATGCCCGTATCCATGAAGTCGGCGGCATCATTCAGGGTCGACCATGGCTTGTCTTCCAGCTGGCCGACGGTGGATGGCGAAAGGTCGAGCGAGTGCGGATTCCTGCTCGACCATATCTGGGGCCAGCAATGGATGAAGCACTTGAAGGACTGGAAGACGACCTGCGGGATGAACTGGCGCCCTTGCTGTCATTGAATCATCGCGGGGTGTCTTGATGTCGAGCAGTCAGGTCCGAAGTGCATTGATTCAGATGCTGCAAAGCATCAATGGGATTTTGCCTTACACGATGAATCTCAGCACATCCACATTCTCTGGCATGGAACCAGCAACGGGAAGACCAGCCGGCCAGATTGCATATGTGTGGCGTGGTCGCGCCAGCATCACAAGGGATCCCGACGCGACACTGGCTGGCTGGATGGTTGAACGTGTTCATGCTCTGACGATCTACAATCCGCCAGACAGTCAAGACAACGCTGACCGCGAGACTGCACTGGATGTCATCGAAGCCGACATCTTGAATGCAGTCGATGAAGCACTCGGAAGCGGTGGAGCACTGGCAAGCATCAATGTGCTCGATGTCACCAACATCGAGATCGTGCCGCGTTTCTCATCACAACCCGGCTCACAGGCACAGCCCAGCGCGGTCGATGTGCTCTTGACCCTTCGATATCTCAGAGGCCGATAGCATGGCATGGCTGAAAATCTCAGGATCCTCGAATCCATTCAACCAGCGATTCCCAGTGTGCGTTAACGCCAGCACTTTGGTGAGCTCGACCAACAAAGACGTGCAGGTGACGATCCCAAAAACGTTGGAGTTGTTTTGGGAGTCCATCGGTTCAGATGGCTACGATATTAGAGTAACCGACGCCGATGGCATCACCTTGGTTGACCATGCTTGGGGCAGTTGGAACTACACTGCCCGAACTGGAGTCCTCGAGATTTATGGCGCCTCCGGTACAAACACTTGGGAGGCTACCCAGTCCTCCATGCCCTTGCTCTGGATCTATGTTGGAGATGCCGATGCAGGTGATGCCGCAGCGACTGCGACTTTGACCAGTGCATTGGATGGCTTTCTATCGCCGGAGCGCCCAGCTGAAATCATCGTGGTGTCAGACCCGACACCGGGTCGACAGCTTCCAGACAACACACGCAGCAAGTCCAGCGGTGACAGGCGCGGGTATTGGTTCGACTTCCGGTCTGTGCTCCGTCGTGGAGCTCGACGATACAATGACCGCAACGAATGGGAAGAGATTGACTTTGTGGAGGTTTCGACTGAATCTGGCGGATCTGCCGCCAGCATCGAAGTCGAGGCATCAACCCGCTTTGAAGGGTCTGCACTGGTGCGCGTGGTCGTCGATGGTGGCACCGATGGCACCGACTATACTTTGATAGTCAAGGCAACCACCCGGATCCCGGATGATTCAACTGGCGCGACTCGACAAGTCGTCGAAGGCAGATTGCTGATTCAAGTCCGCGACCAAGATGACGCATAGGAGTAACAATGCCCAGCACATTACCATTCAAGACAGCAATCGGAATCGGTGTAGAGTCGACCCGTGGCACCCCAGTCAGCCGGACAAATTGGGTCGAAGCTCAGTCGGCTGAGTTTACAGAGACAGCCACTTATGAGCGATTTCCGGTCATGCAGGCAGTGTGGGGCGGATCTCGCCAGCTGTCTCACATCACCCAGAAGCAGGTCGTCGGCACACTGACAGTGCCTCTCCAATACGATGGCATCGGTCTGCTGCTCAAAGGTCTGATGGGGTCAGTGACAACTGGTGCACCCGTTGGAAGCAAGTATTCGCATGCGTTCAATCTCAGCACGGTGCCACCGGAGTTTCTGACGATTGAAAAGATTATCGGCACATCTGGACAGCGTGAACTGTATACCGGTTGCTGCATTGCTGGCGGTCGGATCACATTCCGTCGTGCTGCTGTGTCATTCATGGAACTGGACATCATCGGATTCAAGGCAGACTCTTTTGCCAGTGCACCAACACCGACGTTCGGCGCCAGCGTGGTCGGTCGTGCGCTGTACTCTCGTCACCTGAACAACTCAGCCAGCGGTATCCCCTTTGAACTGACATGGAACTCTGCACAGTACACCGCACAGGAAGTGACAATCACTTTCGCGAACAATGTCAGCGATGTCGGTGACATGGGCTCGTATTACGCAACTGATGTCGATCAGGGTGGCGAAAGACTGGTCACTGTTGCAGTCGGCACTCGACATGTCGGCAGTGGCACTGATGCACTGTACACAGCCCATCGAGATGAAACCCAGTCTGACTTGACCTTCACCGCCACAGGTGACGGCGCCGATCAGTCGATGGAATTCACCTGTCGAGCAGCCAAGATCACAGACATGCCAGCTCCGCCACTTAGCGGCAACGACCGTGTGATTGTCCGACCGACCTTCACATGCCACGACACGGCATCCGATGGTGCAATCACCATCGTTGTCGGCAACCAAAGCTCATCAGCAACATCAAACTGATTGACCAGCCAGCCAGCAGGCCAGCCAGTTTCAGGAGACAACATGCCACCATCAAAGACGGGGTCGATGTTTTCACGCATCGACCAAGCCAGTTCAGCCATCGCCTATCAGCCACTTCGAGCTGATTTGGCTTTAGCATTCAAGGTTCGATTCATCGGTGTTCAAGAGGCAGCGCGACTGGGTGTGCTTATCCAGACCATGCAGCAACTGATCGGTCGATATCGTCAGCCCAGCGAAGAAGATCTAAGTGGACTCGAAGCCGCTGAGATGGAAGCCGCCCGAATGGATGACGAACAGCAGCGCGAACAGATTGATCAAATGATCGGCCGTTCCATGGCGGTCGCAAAATCGGTGATCACCCATGTGCAGGACTTCGACGACCCTGAACAGTGGGTGCCTGTTCGATGGGTCGACAGTCCAGAAGAAGAAGGCGACCATGATGACCATGTCTGTCTGTGCGCTGAGCGTGTCATTCGGTCCGATGGACTGGCCAACATTTTGCAGGCCACACTGGCTCCCGCGTCGGAGGTGGCGGATCACTGGCGCCCCTTTCCTGTCAGATGAAACGACGTGCAGCCAGCTCGACAAACAAGCTCGACGATATTGCACGACACCGTCTCAGATACTGGGCATCGACTCCGGTTCATGGGCGTCGGTGTTGGTAGATACAGCATGCCGACTGTCAGGGCTTGCTGAATTTGATGTGATGGTCGAAAATGCCAGACAGCAGAAGGCTATGGTGTTTCCAACGCTGCCAATGACTGGGGGTCTGTGATGGCTGTATATACTCAAACAATTCGCACTGACACAGCCGATTCAGTCCCGAATCTTCGAGCCATGGAAGGTCAGGGAAGAAGAACCGCTGACGCCATGGAGCAGACCGCGAAGAGTGCCAAAAAGGTTGAAGACCGAACTGACCAGCTGGGCACTCGCGCAGGAAAGACCGCATCAGCAATGGGTATGCTGGGCGGTGTATTGGGTCGGATTGATCCAGCACTTGAGGATGCTGCTCGAGGAGTTGCAGATGTTGCTGACTCTCTCGATGCTGCGACCATGTTCGGCTCTTCACTATTTAGAGTATTGGGCCCAGTTGGTGTTGCACTGGCTGGCTTGGGTGCTGCATATGTAGTTTTAAATAAGCAGTTGGAAGCAGCCAACGAACGAATGGCCGAACAGGCCCAAAGGGCTGAAGACATGGCCAACCTTCACAATCAAGTGAAGGAAGCAGCACTTTTGGCATCACTGGCAGAAGGTGAGATCACTCAAGAACGGTTCAACCAGATCGTGGCTTCTCGGACTGCTGCTGATCTTTTCAGTGAAATGAGATCAGAGCGTCAATCTGCATTGATGGATGCAGCCAGTGAATTGGAGTTGGAAAAGGAAAGACTACAGACGCTGCAAACCTTCATTGATACAAAGCGGCAACAACTGGGTGAAGCGGAACTCCAAAGACAGTTTCCAATTGAAATCCAAGATCTTCAGAATCAGATCGCCACTGTTGAACTGTTGGAAAATGCAAGAACCAGAGCAGCCAGACAATTGGGGCAAGCAACCAACGCGGAATTTGAATACAGCCAGAATCTGGAAACTGTGGCCAACTCTCAAAATGAAGTCACTGAAGCAGTAAAGACAGGCACTGAAGCAATCAAGGAAATGAATTTTCACGTCGTTGATTTGAGTGATGCCTTTTTCGTCTTGCACGATATTTTGCAAGGCATCGAAGACATGGAGTTTGCCGAAAATATTCAAGGCGCCGCCAGCGCAATTGACGCAGCCAT